GTATTTATGTTTCATTATAACCCCCTAAGCTCTTTTATACATTTTTGTAGAATACTTTTTACGCCGTCCCGATCTGTGTTTTCAGATAGTGAAGCAATACCCTTTGCCAAAATACGATTTATAGTTTCAGGGTTTTCTGCTCTTGCTAAATAAAAACCTTTAATATTGTACCCTGTAAGGCTGTTTTGGTAAACGGTTGTAAGGGTGCAACCTATAAATTCCGCCGCCTCTTTGGGTGTTACGTCCTTTTTAGCAAGTTTAAAATCTTCTGTTAGTATGGTTATTTTCATTTTTTTATACTTTCTATTAATTCGTCAGGCTCTGAAACGTCTTTTATAACTTCATCTCTATACATGGCTTTCATTGTTGATGGCCAATATTTGAAAAGTATCCCATTCACATTTTTTGTAAATAAATACTCGTTTTCTTTCTTCCAACCTGTTGAGTTAAAATTGGCCAGCCTTTTTTTTCTGGCTTCTTGCTTGCGTTTGGTTTTTCGTTTGTTCTTTTCGTAGTTTTCGCCTTTTTCATTCATTTTTTTAGCTCCTCCAATTCTGTTAATGCAATATTTAAATGTGTTTGAATAGATGCCACAAGATATTTTTTGCGTTCTATTCCTAACTGTGTTTTTGTCTTTTTCCTGATTTTATTAATTGTTACCCTTTCTATAAGTTCGCTTGTATGTGCGTTTATAATTTCTATTACTTCGGCAATTTGCCCCTTTAAGGTTTCTGCATACTGTAAGTTAGTTGTAAATTCTTCTATAGTGTCCATGTGGCGGTTGTCTGTAAAAACTTCCCAGCCATTGATTGCTTCAACTTCTCCTTTTTTGAGTTCTTCTCCGTATGTTTTGCCTATGTGCATATGTTCTGCCGTTCCTAGGTGTATTATCTCCATGGTGTAAAATCTCCTATTGTTTCGATTGTTTTTCTTTGTTTGTTATATACTTGGTATGCTCTGCCTATTCTTGCCTTGTGTCTTGTGGCGGTTTCTTGTGCGTCTATCTTGTTTGAAAAAAAACGGCTTATAGTCTGGTTACGTCCGTTTATAATCCCCCAACCTTTACGGATTTTTAAGTCTTCAAAAATTAAGCCTTCACCGTATTTTTTTACTATGTATTGCTTCATAGGTTTAAACCTCCTTTAATCGTTGTAAGTAATATTCTTTTAAAGCCTGTTTAATATGCTTTGTTGGTGCTAGTTTAAGGCATTCTTCATATAGTTGTTTGAGTTCGTCATCGTCCACCAGTTCACCGCATTCGTTCAAAAACTTAGTTACCGCCTTTGATTCGTGTATCATTTTTCTCCACATATCTAATGCCATGTTATAAACTCCTATAATATTGTGCAATTGCATCGTTGCCGTCTATGCCTAAACGTCCGCAAAAATTGTAAACAGTATTAAAACACATATCCATTCCACAACCGCCAACCTTTACGCCTTCGCCATATTTAGCTAAAGATAACCCGCTAACCTTTGCAACCAATTGTGTAATGTTCACAAGGTCGCCTTTGTACTTATAATATACTTTAATATTACGGCTCATTCCTGATTGGCTTACGTGTGTGACGATACAAGCGAATATGTCTCTTTTTTTGCGGTTGCGTCTGATATTTGCAAATAAAGCCAATTCCCATGGGCTGTAGTCTGTGCCTGCAACATCTCCATAATTATCAACTGCCGGCTTTTTAGGTATTTTTACCGCTTTCCCGTCACCTGTCACAAGGTAACCAAGCACGGCAAGCTCGTTTGCAAGTTCTCGTTCTTTGTTTGTGCCAAGGCGTGTTAAGTTGTGGCGTCTTAGTAAGTTTCTTTTACGTAATGTAGATTGTTTCATGTCTTTATTCCTTTATTTATTAGGGTTGATACTTGCTCGCACGTCCTGTGCTAGCTTTATTAGTCTTTCCGCCTGTTCGGTGGTTAGGTGGTTATGGTCTGCAAAGGTTGCAGGGGTTAAATAGTCATTTTGGAATTCGTCCGCAATGGCTTTTAAAATCTGCCTGTATGTCTTTTGTTTTAACATACGTTCTGCATACTGCAAGCCCTCTAAAAATCCAATGTCGTACTCTGCACCTTGTGCGTTGTTGCTTACTCGTTCAAAGTCAACTCCTTCAATGTCTGCGGTTTCTCGTGCTAGGCGTTCGGCTTCTGTTACTTCTATGTTGAATAGTTTAATCATTGTTTTAGCTCCCTAGTTTTACTATCTGCTCTGCTTCATGGTCTGAAATATTGTTGTCTATTCCGTCAGTCAACCAATACATAAGGTCGCAAGGGTCTTCACAATTTATATAATAATTATGATAATCATTTAGTAATTTATACCAGTGCAATCTATTTTTAACGTCTTCCAACTCACAAGCTATGTATTGCAGATTTATTAATACATCTTGTCCATTTTCTGTGTATTGGTTTTGTTTTATTGCTTCTTCTAAATCTTCCATTTATTTACATCCTTTTATTAATGTTTCAATATAGCTACGTTGTTCGCTGTTTTGTTCGGCTTGCACTTTGTTATATTCAACCTCCACGCCTAACTGGTGGTTATAAATATATATAACTATAGCCATGCAAGCGATTATTGCGGTTAGTATCTTATTCATTACAACACCGCCTTTCTAATATCGTTTACTGTAGAAATAGCTTTCTTCAAAGTTAAACCTTTAAATATACCGTTGTCGTGTTCTCCGCTTGGCGTTGCTCCATTGTCTAGGTAGCTTATAACTTCCTTGCTTGCGTTCTTATTGTTGCAATAGTCTTTTTGGTGGCTGTTGCTGTATTTATTACATGGGTTATTGTCACAAGCGGTTAAGCTTATTAGTAAAGCAAATACTACTGCCATTGTTGTAACTGTTTTCATGTTTATAGCTCCTTTGTTTTATTTCTTATTATTCCATATATTCTTTTATTTTGCTTTGGTCATAAACATTTTTTGCAAGTTCCAATAACCTAACAGCGTGTATTGTTGTCATATTGTTTGTTTCTGCATACTGTTCAACTGTTAAACCTTTTTTATAGTCTTCACTAAATGTTTTATGTAAATCTATCAAATATGTTTCCTGTGTCATGGTCTTAAATCCTTGTTGGTTTTTCTTTCTACTCTCTTATTATGGGGATTTAACATAATAAGTCAACCCCTGCATGTCGCTTTTTATGTCTTTTTATAATAATATTTGATAACGTATTGATTTTATTGTGAATAATAATGTGTTTTTTTTGGTTCGGCTATGGTTTTTTTTGCGAATTGGGGGCTTTTAACCCCCTTGGTTCTATTCATCTTCGCCAAAATATTCCTCTGCTGGTTCTTCCTCTGTTAGTGTTTGGTATGGTTCTTCTATGACTTTTGGCTTATCTTCAATCATTTCCATGTTTATTCTAACTGGTTCTAAATCTCCAAAGGTTTTAATCTTTGCAGAAACCGCTTTTAAAACTGATAACATCCGCTCTTTGTGTACGCTGTTCAATGCATCATTTATTAAAGCTAAATGCTCCCTAGCTTCTGCATTATTAACAACTAACCTATGACCGCTTACGTTGTAGCCCTCTTTTAATGACTTATATATATTGCGGGTGTTGGTATCTAGTAACCTAGCTGTTTGTGAAACGGTTACGTTTCTATGTGTTAATTCGTTTCTTTTGTAGATATCTAGTAAAATATTCATTGTTTAACCTCTTTTGTTGTGTGGTGTATGTACTAGCACTATGCACGTACTAGGTATGAGTCTATACATATGTACGCCACTAGTCAACATTTTACGTACGTTCATATACCTATTTTGGAAACTTCAATAACTTAGCTGAAAAAAGGTGATTTTGAAGCCAAAAAGGTGAGTTTGAACTCTCACCCTCGTACCATTGTTTGTGAGTGCGGGTTTGCGGGGAATTACGGGGGTTGTGGTGGTGGTGACGTTCTCACCATTTTTTATTAATGATTTCATAGCATTACACAATGGTGATTTTTTTTGGTGATTTTTTCACTTCCAGAGCTATCTATAAATAAGTATGTATGTGTACTTGATGTATGTACATCACTGTACTTATTCACGTATTCTTATTATTATTATTACTTTTAAATAAATATATATATAATAAGGGGGGTATTTAGGTGGGTTTCTTAATGTTTTCAATGGGTTACAAAATGGTGATTTTAGGGTGAGAAATGGTGATTCTGGTTTTCATTCTCACCTTTTATTTGTAACCTGTTGTTTTTATTAGGTATACAATGGTGATTCTTGGTTTTATCTCGTTAGGCTTCGTTTCTGTAGAATATCCTGCAACTGGTCGAGCTTCTTTGTACCTCTTTTATGGTCTAGTTGTATCATTACCCAATCGGTTGCTTTTATGTCTGCTGTGTATAGCAAATAGTTTGTTTGTGCCATTGTGCCTACTGTTGTTTCATATAATACCGCTAGATTGCCATGATTGTTAATGAATAGGGCTTTGCGTTTGTTTTTCCATGATTGACGGCAAATTGCTACATCAAATGTTAAAAGTGATTCTAAGGCTGTTCCTATGTGCATATTCAATATCCCCTTTGGGGTTGTTTTTGAGGGTATTAAACCCGACTTGTAAAATTATCATAACAATTGAGTAATTGCAAATGTGCTTGGTGGTGATAGTAGCTTAAACCGTGCGAGCTTGTCAACCGTGTTGTCTGCATAAAGTAAAGAAAGGCGGAGCGTCTATGCCTCCCTCGTGCGTGCGTGCGTGCGTGGTTACATACGCAATGGCGGATTGCCTCGGCTGTGTGGTGGCGTTCGTGGTTGTGTGGTGGTTCATTGGTGGCTGTGCTTTACGTGAGATAGGCATAATCGCAGGGTATTTTGCGTGGTTTCGTGGTTTCGTGTGTGTGTGAGCAAATCGCCAAATATATACATATGGGGGGGGTGGGGTCGGAAATGGGGGTGGCTTGAACCGCCTAAGAATACCCCTCTCTGTACAAAGAAAAAAAAACATGATATAGTGCTTGGAAGCATACATGGAAACGCAAATGAGGACACAAGCACATGGGAACCGAAACACAAGGAAAGCGGATACTGGTATTAGGAAATACAGGCAACCACCGGTACGTGGCAGATAGCATTTGAGTAACGGTTTTAAAAATGATGGAATGATGATGAAAGGTGACCGCAAAGGAAAGTGGAAAACCTCTGATAAAAGCATATTCAAACCAAATAAAGAATGGAAAGTTGATAGAGCAAGAGAGCGTAGGGCAAAAGCTAAACAGGCATTACGTGAGGGCAAAGAGCCAGAGAAAGTTAAATCAGATAGACGAGATTGGATCTAAACAAGCAAAAGGAAAGACATGATAAGTAGATTGATTGATTGGATATTTAGAATACATAGGTGTGATATATGCGGTTGTGTATGTGATTGTCATAATTCAAGATATATGCCAGCGATGAATGTGTATTTATGCGATGAATGCAGGAAGGAAAGACATGGCTAAAAACATAATAACAACAGCGATGAGATGTTTCACGAATGGTAAAGCGACGCCACGAATGATGTGGGCATTGACGTTACTTCCTATGCCTGCAGATCCAAAAGGTAATGAGTTTATCATGAATTTGCTGTTGGATGCTGTGGCTAGAACCAGCCTGAGTATTGCACAGGTGTTGGATCAGGAGTCAGGGCGTCCCATACCAAAATGGCTACCTACTGAGTTTGCACGGATCATACCGAATTATAGGCAGTTTTTACGAATGCTTGATAGGTTAGGAGATGGTGGAGCATTTGAACGTAAGTTGGCTAAGTATGAGGAGGAGTTGCTGTATCAGGCACACTATTCAGCACTCGACGAAATCACCAAGGACGCAAACCGTGAAACACGCAAGACTGAATTTAGTATGCGTTTGAAGATGACAGGTCAGTTGATGAAGCGTCGTAAGGATAAGGGTGAGGCAACGGTGGTAGATGAAGCCGCAAGCGAATCCGCATTGAAAACGATGAGTAATGAGCAGTTGCTTGAGTTAAGTAAAATGGTGACGGTGGAGGGTGCAGTTGATGAAAACAAAGAGTAGTGATGAGTTGTTGCATGAAGCGGTTGGTGTATTTGAGGACGTGGTTATATTGGGTTGGACTCCAACAGGTAAGAGTATGTCTGCACATACTGAGATGAGTACTAAGGATATCTTGAGTTTATTGGATAATTTAAGGGAGGAGCTTATAGATGGTTAAAGCAGTGAAACGAGTAGCAAATAACGATGATGGGTTTATATTGCTATTAGGGCTTGAATGGCACGATAAGTACATGTGGGAGCAGATGCGTAGTCATATAGTGCGTGGAGTACTTAGTACGCATGATAAGCTTGGTGATGGCATTGAGGGGTGGCTTACAGCAGATGGTAGGTTCAAGAAGCATGAAGGATAGAGCATTAGGAGTATTAGCATATGGTTACGTTAGTTTGTTTGGTCACTGGCTTAGTATGTTTGAGATATCTACGGATAAGGAGAAACCCAAGTGGTAGCAGGAGATGGTCTAAAACTCGCAAAGATTGGATTAGGAGAAGAAGATCCTAAAGTAATGAAGGCGGAGATAAACGATGAAATGCGTCGTAGATTTCTGCAGTATAAGCCATATAAGCCACAGATGGATTTCCATAATAGCAAAGCGCTAGAGCGTATTATGTCAGGGGCAAACCAAAGTGGGAAAACCTTTGCGGGTGCTATGGAAGTGGCTATTCATTTAACAGGTATGTATCCTGATTGGTGGAAGGGGCATAGGCTGAAGCCACGTTACAACCCTGCCTCCGATAACTACGAGCTAAACGTATGGGTGATTGGTACAGATAACCGTACAGTGCGTGATAGTTTAATGACAAAGATCATTGGAACTGTGAATAATGACTTCAAAGAGGGTGTTGTCCACCCGAGTTACATTGATAAAGAATCACGCCAAATGACAAATGGAACTACAGGTCTTGTAGATAACATTGAGGTTCGTCATGCCTCAGGTATAAATGCTAAGGTATTCTTCAGGTCATATGAACAGGGGCGTAAAAACCTACAATCAGCCACGATTGATATCGTGTATTGTGATGAGGAACCGCCAGAAGAAGTGCTAGGTGAGTTGAAAGCACGTTTGACTGCTACAGGTGGGTTGATGTTTATGGCGTTTACACCGCTGAGTGGTATGACTAAATTGGTGCAGACGTTTTGGAATAGCACTGATCCTGATATGTTCTTGGTGTGTATGAGTATATTTGAATCAGGTCACATGGACGAGGCTAAGTTGAAGTCTGTTGAGAAGAGATATGCCAGCCTGAGCCTAAGTGAGCGTAATAGCCGTATGTATGGTATACCTAGTATGGGAAGTGGAGCTATCTATCCTGTAGAAGATAGTGAGTTGGTTGGTGAGCCACCAGAGGATATTCCAAGTAACTGGAGGTTTCTAAATGCAATGGACTTTGGGCGTGGTGAACACCCAAATGCTATTGTGTTTACTGTGTTAGATCCTGCTACTGATATACTGTATTTATATGATTGTGAACGTACTATTGGTAATTCAGTTAAGGAAAATGCTAGGTTGATTAAGGCTCGTGGCGTATGGATACCAACTGCATTCCCACATGATTTACTTAAAGATACTGGTGTTGGCGGTAATAGCAAGCTTGGAAATAAGACCTCAGAAGGGCATAGGTACAAGGATTGGTATATTGATGAAGGCGTTAGTATGACGCATGAACATGCTCGTACTGTAGAAAAAAGTGCTAGAGTTGAGGTTGGTATCACTGAGGTTAGACGCAGAATGGTAGAGGGTAAGTTAAAGGTATCTGCTAAGTGTTCTAAGTGGTTTGAAGAGAAAGCGATTTATAGATATGCACCAGATAATAAACCTATAAAAAAAGATGATGATTTAATGGACGCAACGAGATATGCGTGTATAATGTTACGATATGCAGTGTCCATATTGGACGTTGGATTTGACTTAGATAATTATAATGACAATGGAGAAATGAACGATGACACAGATATTTTCGCTTAGTGGAAAATCAAAAGCAACACTACAAAGTATTGTAAAAGATCCTAAACGTAATGGTTATTACGCTGGATATGAATTAGATATTGAAGAAGGTGATATTCAAGCTGCGTTCTTTGAAGTGCGTGTTGGTGATATTGAAGGTAATGTTAATAGCGTACCAGCAGTTTCTACTTATGGCACACTAGAAGCATTATATCCTAACCATGACGTAATCCTACAAGGTGGGCGTTTCATGCAAGGTAAAGAAGTTGAGCAGAACTGGCCTGTAGCAGAAGCAGTAGATAATGTTGTTAAGTTAGGTGAATAATGCATATTGTAGAAAAATGGGTTGATATTATATCTGATGACTTAAAGTGTTTTAAGGATAAAGATAAAACTTCTGAAAGATTAGTAGCAGCTTATAACTCAGGTATTCTATTTGTGGAAGAAGTAGCAGGTGGCAAAGGTGTTGTCGCCTGTTTCGTTATGGAGGACTGGTTTGGTAATATGTTATGCAACGAATTAATAATATATATCAAGCCAGAATTTCGTGGAATTGATGGTTTATTCTTCAAAATGGTTAAAATTATAGAACGTATTGCAAAAGATAACAGTTGCAAAAGAATACAATTAGGTGCTAGCATTGGGTATAAAGACGATTATGTACTAGAAGCATACAAGAGCTTAGGATATAAAACTAGGGAAGTCAGCAAAGAATGTGTTCAGGATTAGCAATAGCAGCCATAGCAGCAGCAGTTTTAGGTACAGGTGCCACAGTTAGAGGGCAAACTATGGAAGGAAAAGCACGTAAAGGTGCAAGAGAAGAAACAGACCGTAAATCTCGTAAGCTAGAAGAAAAACGTAAAACAGGATTACTTACTCGTGAGCAAAGTCTAGCTAAAAACATAGCAACATCTCAGCAAGGAACACAATCTGCAGCAGCAAAAGCAAAAGCAGCAGGACAATCAGGGCAAACACTAGGAAATCAGGATTTATTTAAGAGGACATTAGGTTGATAAATAACGTAACAACAATTGAATATTACCAGAAGCGTTTTCTTAAACTGAAGATGGACGGTGAGTATTTTGAATCTGAAGCAAAGAAGATTGTTTTGGATATAGCATTAGATACTGGTGATTTTGATGATCCTAAGTTTAATAGAGATAAACGTAAAAACTCACATTACAAACGTATTATTAACTCACTTGCATCATCTGCAGGATTAATGCTTGCTTCATTATTAGTAAGTCATTTAACAAACCCACAACAACGATGGTTTTTCCTAGATAGTGGTGATGGCAAGAAAAAAGTTTCTCGTGATGAATCTATTTGGACTCGTGAATGTGAAAACATTATGTTTGAGAAGCTTGCTAAGAGTAAATTACACCAAACACTAAACAACGTATACCACGAAGGAAGTGCTTTCGGTAATGGTGTTATGATTAAAAAGAAACATAAGAATGGTATTGTATATATGCCATTGACTGTTGGACAGTATTACATGGATCAAGATGAATTTGGTGATATTAATACATTAGCTCGTAAGTTTGCTGTAACTGCAGAGAATTTAGTTGGTATGTTTGGATTTGAGAATTTACCAGAACGTGTTAAATTAGCATTCAAATTAGAAGGTGCAAGATCTAAGCTTTACACAGTTATACATTTTGTAGAACCTAACCTTAATTATCTTCCTGAATGGAACAATCCATACGTTAAGCCTTTTATTTCTACATATTACTTACAGTGTGGAAATAAAGATGAAAAAGTTCTTGAACAAAAAGGGCTATCAGAATTCCCTTATTACATATTGCGTTGGGATAGACATGGAACGAATGTCTACGGAACAGGTATTGGCCGTGCTATCCTAGGTGATGTACGTATGTTGCAATCATACGAACGTGACCATGCTGTCGCATCTAAGAAAAAAGTTGCTCCGCCTATGATGGGTTCTCCTGCAATGAAAACGGCAGAGAAGAACACAGGTGCTAACCAATTTACATACACTAATGATACAGAAGGATTTAAGCCTTTATTCAGCATTAACTATGACGTTCAACAAGCAACTGCAAACATTCAGCGTGTAGAGGAACGTATTCGTTCAGCTTACTTTATTGATTTGTTCTTTGCTATGATGAATAAAGATAAAACAATGTCTGCCACTGAGGCAAGTGCTGTTGATCAGGAAAAATTAGTTATTCTTGGTGCTGTTACAGATAGAATTAGAACAGAGTTTTTAGATAAAATCGTTGAAGATTTATTTATTGATTTATTTAGACAGGGTGCGTTTCCAGAACCTCCTGAGTCTATGAAGGGTAAAGAGATAAATATAAGATATCAATCTGTATTACTTCAATCAATGGAAATGACTGATTTAGTATTACTAGAGCGTTGGTTGCAATTTACAGCTAACCAAGCTGCACTTGATCCGATTGCTGCATTAATACCAGACACGCTTGAAGTTAATGAGTACTATGCAACTAAACTTGGTATTAACAAGAAAAATGCTAGAAGTAGAAAAGAAGTTGAAGATATGGCCGCAGAACAAGCAAAACAACAACAAGCTGTTACTCAGGAAGCTAGTTCTAAAGCTACGCTTAATCAAGCCAAGTCAGTTGAGGCGTTATCTAATGCTAATACTACTGGTGAAAATGCATTGAATGATTTGCTAAATGGATAGTAATACAGAAAGAAATAGATGCATTCTAGGTCTTGAAAAATTAGAAAGCAGAAGTCTGTTATACAACTTAGTTTTAAAAATAACTGGAGTTGAAGTTACAAAAGGTGCTACTCTTTTAGATAAGGATAGCCAATTTGAGTTAGGACGCAAGTCAGTTGCCATTGAGATTATCAATGAATTATACGAACTTTGTCCTGAAATCGTGGAGAAAATGAAAAAAGAGGTTAAAGATTATGGAGAATACTAATACAGAAGCTAATTCAGCGGAAACTACTCAGGATCAGGGAACTACTACTGAGCAGACTGCGAATACTACAGAAGCTAATGATACCACTAAGGATCAGGCTGATGTAGGTGATGCTACCGATACGGAGCAGGAATCTAAAGAAGAGTCCAAAACAGAAACATTTGAGTTACAACTACCTGAAGGTTCACTCATTGAAGATAAGGCGGAATTTGCAAAATTACTAAAAGATGGTGGTGAATCTCAGGAAGGATTTAACAAATTAAATGATTTCGTTAATTCTCTTGCAGAAAAATCAACAGCACTTGCAAAAGAAGCTGACAATAAAGCTTGGGAAGCTACTCAGGCAAAATGGGAAGATGAATTAAAACGTGATGAAACATTCGGTAAGGATTATTCAGGCAATAAAGAATTAGCACTTGAAACTGCTGAAAGTATTGGATTGGATAAATGGCTTAAAGAAACTGGATTTGATAAAAACCCAGAAGTTCTTAGAGCTATGGCTAAAGTTGGTAAGGAACGTGCAGATGCAGAAATACATCTCGGTGGTAATACTAACGGTAGCAACCAAAAAAACCGTGATGGTTCAACTGCGTTTTCTTTTGATCTAAATAAAAAACAAAGTTAAAAAAGGAAATTAAATTATGACAACAAATAATTTATACGCCCAAGGGACTCTTCTTGATGTATTAAATCAAATCGGCCCAGACGGTAACTACATGGCTTCTGCAGAAATTCTGCAAAAGGAAACACCAATCATTATGGACGCTATCTGGGTAGAAGCTAACTCTGTTACTCAGCATAAATATTCAATTGATTACTCACTACCTACATCAACTAAAATTGAGTTTAACAAAGGTACTACAAAAAGCATAGGTTCTACAAAACCAATGATTTGCAACATGAAAGGTATTGATTTACTTGTTTCTGTTGACAAACGTCTTATTAAAATTGCTCCAAACGGTGAAGCACTTTTAGCAGGACACGCTCGTAAAGCGATGTTAGGTATTGGACAAGACTTTGAAGGTGATATTCTTTACGGTAGCATTGCTGCTGGTGATGAATATGATGGTGTTGCTGTTCAATTGAACGCTATTTCAGATGCAACTGTATTTGATAATGGTGATACTGGTTCTAACCTATCTTCTATCTATGTTATTGCATGGGATAAAGATTTAGGTTCTTACTTAGCATACCCTAAAGGTTCAATGGCTGGTATTAAATTCACTGATATGGGAAGCCGTAATAGCGACCAAAGTGATGGTACTGTACTTGAAGTTCACGAAATGAAAGTTGAAGTAACTGCAGGTTTCTGTCTAACAGATCCTCGTGCTATCGGCCGTATTGCAAACATTGATACTGGTTCATTAGCTGTTACTACATTTGATGAGAATCTATTGATTCAACTTCTATCTAAAATGTCTAAAGGTGCTAAAAAAGGATACGTTATTTACTGTTCTCCTGAAGTTAAAGCAGCAATGGATATTCGTGCAAACGATAAAGCCAACATGCAGTACAACACTACAAATATTTTTGGTGTTCCAACAACAACATTTAGAGGCGTTCCAGTTCGTGAGAGCGAAATAATCTCTAATGCTGAAACTCAAGTAGTTTAATAGAAAGGTAAAATTATGAACGATAAACTATTAAAATTTTTCGATGAGGCGGATATCTCTACATCACCTACAAGTGATGTAATCAGATTTCCAGAATCAGCTGATACAGCCTTAACAGGTGCATTACCACGTATTGCTGATAATATGAATGGTGCTTTCTTCTTTAATGTAGAAGTTAATGCCGATATTACTGGTGCAGAGGTTGTTGCATTACATGATAGTGCTGATGGTAGTTCTTATGCAGCTACAACTACTTCTATTGCAGTAGGTGCGGCAAGTGCAGGAGATGTTTTCTCCATGGCAATTCCTTCAACTGTTAGAGCTTACTTAAAAGCTGTAGAAACTGTTGGTACTGCTGGTACTATCACTGTGTCATTAGGTAAAAAACTACCTAATAGCTTAGTGTAACAATAATGGGGAGGTAAAACTCCCCACTTTTTAAAATAATATACAAGGAGAAAGACTATGCCTAATTATGTATCACAAAAGGAACGTATCTACAAAGATGGTAGATATTATAAAGCAAGAGGAACTGTTGCAGCTTTCCAAAAAAGCTCAATGTCTAAAGCAGATTTAGAAAACTGGCGTTTACAAGAAGATGTTATTGCAGAACATGAAGCTAAAGTAGCTGAAAGAGAAGTTATTTCAGCGTCAGGCG